TTAGGATGTCCTCTGACTTAGCATTCTCACCCAGTTCTTTGGCAACATACCAATACTTTGGCCAGAATGTTTCACCTGCTTTTTGATAGTCTTCAACAGTTAAGATTTTCATGAATCTTCTTCAGCAAGGCGAGCGAAGTATGACAGGGTGTCATCATTGTCAGTCGTAGGAGCAGAACGTGTTGCAACAGTGGGTTGCAGTTCACTCAGTTCCTTACGGATTTCTGGAGTGGCAGGACGTGAAGGAAATGAAGGTGCTCCCATGATGTCAGAATCATTGAAACCACCACGACCTTCAGACTCATCTTCCATAGTTTCACGATCAAACTTCTTGCTTGTTGTACGACCGAGCACAACATTCAAACGTGACTCAAGTTCCTCATAGGACTTAAAGTTCTTAGCATCCATGAATTCATCCAAAGAATGCTGTGACTTCCATACTTGCTCCAGTTCAGAGTCAGCCATGTCCTCAAGGGTAGAAGGGACAGCGAAATCAGACTTATCATAGTTCCAATAACCATCCTTCTTCTGCAGCTTCAGTTTGAAGTTAGCACCCTGCCACATATCAAATGGATTGATAGGAGTCTCATCTTGAAACTCAGGTTGCATTGCTGCCTGAATCTTGTCAAAGATCTTCTTACCAAACTTGTAGAGGAAGACCTTACCCTCGTTACCAGGATTAGAAGGATCACTTACAACATAGATGTTGGAGTAGTAAGAGAGTTTACGCTTCTGCTTACGAGCAACCTCCTTGTCGCTGTCAAGACCACTGTTCCATAGTGTACGGTTGAGTTCCGACACGGGATCTTTCTTACCCAGAGTGGTCAGAGAGTTCTCAATATACCATCCGCCAGTGCCTTGGAAACCGTGGGACCAGACCTTTGCCCAGGGAAGTTCTTCACCATCAGGAGCAGGCAGGAAGCGGATTACCGCATAACCGTTACCAGACTTATCCATCTCGGGTTTCCAGAAACGATCATCACTGCTACCACCAGTAGCTTGGAGTTTGTCAATCTCCTTAGTCAGACGATCAAAACCAAATTTAGAGCTGTTTTTAAGATCAGCAAAAGACATTCGTATTACCTTGTATTGTTTGTATTTGTTGGATTACGATGACCCAACAGGATCATCATACACTATTTAGAGGTCGCCGTCAAGCACCTGCTGACGGACATTCTCCATGTTTTTACGGAAACTATCATAGATCCCTAACATGTCAAGACCATCGGCATCCATGCCTAGTGTCTTAGCAGCACGTCGGAATTCTGCTTGCAGTTCCTTTGCCATAGGATCATCAGAAAGATTTAATCTCATGTAAAATATTTTCTGACGCTCAATCAAGTCCAGCATTGCATCAAAAAAATCTATACGATCATCTGATGTCATCATAGGAATAAATGGCATCCTATTGACAATTTCTTGCTGCTTAAGACTAATCTCTTCAGCTTCTTGTTGTACTATTTTTGAATCAAAGAAAGACATTGGTGATCTAATACTTTTTCCTTTAACGTATGCTTATATTTAACAGTATCCACAGTTATGAATGACGAATACTTTATGACGGTTCTCCTTACATCACTCCAGACTATAGTCTCAGTAATCTTATTATCAAACTGTGGTATGAAATTTAAAATTTGATTTAAAATAACAAAAGTTTCCATGGAAATTTGTTTTCCCAAAAGAAACTTTAGTAATGGTGGGTGAGTCTCTGTGATCTTGAATAGTTGATCAAACTCATTTACCTGTTGTAATAAAAAATCTACATCCTCACTAAAGTTATAGTGAAGACTCTCCATACGTTTCTTCCATGCTCTGTAATTGTCATCACCATCTGTTCTGACCATCTTACCAATCCATCCAGATGAATCAGCAATAAAATTTGATACAAAGTATGGAAGAATTTCTACATCCTTCTTACGGTTCGTAAGTTTTTTAAAGAAGTAACGATCTTTTCTTTTTTCAAAGTTAGTCTCTGTTACTCTAGTTTTACCATTGAATTTAAAGTAATCATAACTGTCGGTAGTGAAGTGCAACTTCAGTGCGACATACATTTTATAGGATTCAAAAGCGGTCATTTTTTAGTCTTTTCCTTTCCACCAATGTATTAAATCAGCGTCATTAATCATAGGATTATACTCAAAAGCATTCAGCCCATTTCTTCTATCATAATCTATAAACGTAGTAACAGCATACCTTCCATTGCCACTATAATATTCATCATTATCAATTTTTACAGTACGAACACCATGCGCTGCATAAGGTGGAATAATAATCATGGTATTATTATTACATGGAAATTCGTAATTATCAAACTCTTCAAAGAACAATTCACCACCAGTAAACTTCTTTGGTTCCTTATAAAAATACGAGAACATTATATATGCAAATGGTGCATCAGTATGCGTTTCATACCCCTCATTGTTATGATAATACCTAAGTTTTGTCCAGGTTAGAAGCGGAGCAGGAATACTATACAGACTGTAGTGCGATTCTTTCCATTCTCGTAAATATGGTTTCAATCTATCAAGAAGAATAGTCTCTAGAGTTAATATTTCTGACAGATTTCTTGAGTTTTTAGTATTAAATATTGGCGTCAGAGGAATTGCAAGCGCACTGGTCTTTGTTCCCATATCTCTATTGCCATGCATTGAAGCGCGGTCCGCAGCACCATAATCCTTCGGCAACATTAATTTTCCTGGTTTAGTAAAAAAATTAAATTCTTCCCAGATACGTTCTAATTCATGATCTTCATATACTTCCTCAACAATTGCATGTGGAAAGGGTTCCGTTAAAATTTTAACTTTCATAAAATAAGTCGTGCTTTTGATGATCTTTTCATAAAGTTTAGACGCTGAGCATCATACTTTAGTTTTTCTTTTAGAGGTTTGGAAATTAATTTTGATACTGTTTCAATCTCAATGTTGTTTTCAGTGCAATAGTGGATTACACATTCAATGTAATTCATCGTACCATTACTAATCTTCTTCAGATTCTCAATTTCCATGGAGAATTTTGAAGCAGTCATGAATTTCTTTTCAAGAATGTCATTAAGGTTTTCCTCAGACATTAGCAAACTTTTCTCCCTTATGATAGTTAACAAACTCATTAATGTACTGCTCCAATAGTTTCATATAGTACATTTTATCATACTTTTGAAATAATTGCACTTCTCCGTCTTCACATGCTTGAATAATAACAAGTTTCTCCACTTCAATCCCTGTAAGATCGTAATAGAGAGCACCATAAGCAGCGCATTGAACAAAATAATGCTCAATCCACTTCTCGGGTTTTTGTTTCCGTGAAGTTTTAAAGTCTACAATTGCCAGCTCACCCTGATATTCTGCAATACAATCAACGCGACCAGCGAGACCAAAATATTCACTATAGAGGGGAGCTTCTAGAGCGTGTATATTATTTATGTCACTAAAATACGGAAGGGAATTCTCAAACAATTGATATGGTTTACTGATCTGTTCCATAAGATCTTTTGGTCTGACCTCAAGATTATTGAAATGATCCTCCGCATATGCATGATACTTAGTACCACGAGTTGTACCTTGTTTAGAGATACGATCTGCTTCAACAGCACCAACACGTTTACGCCATTCTGCAATACTCTTGCGAGATTTCAATGATGTGATAGACGTGATTGATGGCAGTTTCCTACCACTGGGAGTACAATAATAACGTACTCCATTTATCGTAGTAGGATCAGGGAGTTCACTTAAAGAATTACCAACATGATTAAACATACTAAAGACCGAGATTCATTTTACTTACAAGGTAGGACTTCACTAGTCCAGAACGGACAATATCATCAATGCCAAACTCAATAGAACTAAACTCTTCCATGTCCTCTAGGATCTTCATGAAATCAATAATGCCATTTTTTTCATGTTGTTTAACTAGATCAGTCTGAACTACGTCACCACAGAACATAATCTTAGAGTTCTCACCAACACGAGTGATGATACTATCAAGTTCATGGAAGTTCAGGTTCTGTGCTTCATCAATCAGAAGGATAGCATTATCAAACGTAGTGCCACGAATGAATGATGTGGACCAGAAACTTACAGTTCCTTGTGATTTTAAGTTAGTGTATAAGAGATCAAATGAATTATCATCTGGCATCTTGAACATGTACTTCACCATGTTCTTGTATGGAATCTGATAGAGCGAAGACTTATCTTCGTGGTCTCCAGGAAGAAAACCAATTTCCCTAGTTGCTACCAAAGAACGAACGATGTAGATCTTCTCATAGGGAGAGTTCTCATCCAGGACATCTTTAAGCGCAAGATATAATGCGATGAAAGTTTTACCTGTTCCAGCAGCACCATAAGCAAAAATATTCTGATCCTTGCTCCAATCGTTAAAGAACTTTTCCTGATTTTCAGTGAGTGGTTCAATAGTTTTGAGATAATCACTATTAATGGGTTTCTTTCGCTTCATCTGTTTGGTGGACATACCACCAGTTACTGGGTTAGATGATGTGTGTCTTTTTCTAGGCATTTAATTCTTTAATCAAGTATAACGGGAGAGGTTTGCGTTGGGGTGTCGCTTTTGCACTTTCTGCATTACTTCCTTGAACCCAGCAGATTGTTTAGGTTCCCCATATATTGTACCACCAAATGACGCTTGTGACCAGTCCTTGTCCCATTGAGGGTTATCCTTTCGCCACTGTTCATACTCAGAGATTGACATCTTGAGTTCTAGAGTGTCTCCGTTTTTCAAGTTTTTGACGTTGTATGTCGGCATGTTTTTGCTCTCAGTTAAGTATCTATATCAAACCCAGTCTGGTTTGCGGGATGGGTCACGAAGATAATTAGATGCAACCCAAGGTTTGCTGCTAATGTACATTTTGTAAGCAGTAATAGTATCAATGCTTGTGTCAAATTTAAACTCATCGGGCATAGCACGAACAAAGGGCGTTGTATGCTTCCCTGAGCGTCCTTGAGGATCTGCTGTGGGAAGTATTTGTTTTGCTGCTAGAAGGGTCTTCTGGCAGGTGTGGACCTTGCCATAGCGAGCAGTATACTCGTCACACATAGCAAGACCATGTGCAAGTAACCACTGCCAGTTGGTTACAAACTCATTCGCCCAGATAGTACAGGGGTGATTACGAAAAGCACCCTTCTCAGTAGCATAAGGAGTACCGTCTGCTTTGGGAAGAGTGCCGAAGTTATGTCCCCATTTGTCCGAGCATACAATAGCAAGCATCTGACAGGTTTCTAAGGGCATCTTGACGATGTGCTTGTCAGGGAGAACTACAGCAGACTTATATGGACTAGGGTCAGTTACAAAGATATTCATATCAATTTAGATAACGAGATGAAGAGCAGGAATGCTAACATTATAACCACATCCCAGGATTTTGTCTTTATAAAGTAAGGAACTGAAATAAGATCTGCAACGAAGTGTGCGCCCACACCAACTAATACATTTACATGAAGGACGATGAAGTAGGCAACAATGACGAGAGCACTACCTATGATCCTTAAACGAACTACATTTACCATTCAAGTGCTTCTGATACTGCAGGGAACTGTTCTTTGAAAACGTCACGAACACCTTCAGCAACAATCATATGTTCCTTCTGAGTGCCATGAGCGGACCTTAGATCAATATAATGTACCCATGACCGAACTGAGCCTGTCATGTAGATTTTTGTGGGCGTACAGAGTGGAAGCACATTTCTTGCACATTCCTTTGCCACACCTCGCTCTAGCATTTGTTGATACAATGCCATTGCCGAATCAAATAATGTCGTCATTTGGATTTCCATATTCTGGACATCAAATGCATCCAGATCATCAATGGAATTCTGACGATTCTTGGTGTCCTGCCTACGGAGTTCTGGTAGGGGGATCTTCGGACCCAGTAAGGAACTATCAGCATAACGTTGGGAAAATTCTTGGAATGTAAATGAACGGTGCCTCAGGATCTGAGCTGCGATTGCCCTAGTCGTTTCAATTTCAACAGTCATGTATGCCTGCTCAAAGATACTCCAGTGTTGATGCTTAATACAATACTTCAGAAGACCACTGAACTTCTCATTATCCTGGTTATTGGGGTTAGACACACGAGCACAGTATGCCATGTGTTTTTCGGCATCTGGGGTAACAGAGACAATCTTAACAGTCATTCTACGATGAAACAATATGGAGTTATTTTAGCAATAAAAAAGGAGGGCGTCAAGGGGGGTCAGTCAGAAATGATTCTACTTCATCGCAATCAAGAACATAGAATTGAGATGATTTGATTCCTCTGTTCAACATCTGCATGATCCTATGCTTACCATCAATCATTCTATACCTGTTCCCATATGGATTAGGAGCACCTTCTACAATTATTCCTGGAATTGTTATGTCTGCATTAAGATATCTTAATGATGGTCTTTCTTCACAACAGAAACAATTCTCTCCAGTGTTATGTGGATGATGATGCTTACCTTTCCAAGCGATGTTGTGTAGTTCTACAGTTTGTATGTTGTCATGGGTAAGTAAGTGATAAATGTCTTTCATGCGAATGAAATGAAGTGTTCCTAGTTCTTCATTGGGTTTTGACCACTCCCAATTACCTGATCCTACAGTATACCATGCTTTATGACGCCTCCTTCCAGGAAATGGTTCTGGTGGTAATGTCAATTGTCCCTCATAGTTTTTTGCATCATAGCATAAAAAAGGAGGGCGTCAAGCCCTCCTCCACAAATCAATCTGGATAACCGTCATCGTCATCCCCTACTTTATAATTATCTGTACTTTTATACAGATCTATATCGGAATATATTTCGCTTTCCAACGCATCTACAAGTAACTTTAAATTCGTAAGTATTAACTTTAGCCTATCCCTATCTACCTGCATGAAACCTCCATAATAAAAAAAGGAGGGTTACCCCCTCCCGATTATTTATACTACTGTAATATCACTTACTGTAGGTGCGTCCACGATAACAAAATGTACCATGGGTTTGCTTACTCTCTACACAACGTGTATCATACTCAACACCACGATATGAGGTGTGAAGAACTTGTGCGTCGTGAAGTGCAGATACTTTATTAATCTGCTTCTTGATCATGTTTAGCGTGTTCATTTAATTTACTCCTGAAAGTTAGGGTTTTAATTCCCCGTTCCTTCAGTCGTGTGCGTCCCATGGATAACATTCAGGGGTTGATTCCTTCATGACCTCAATCAATTCCA